CTACATCTGATATTTTTTATCTCTTAAAGATTCATAAATCCGTTGACAAGTCACTCCTGCGATGTAGCGTTTGTCAGCAATTTCAGCATAAAGCTGAGCTTCTGCTGCAATATCTCCGAGCATGTTGGTGAGCATTCCTTCGGCGGCTTTGGTTGTTTTGCCTCTGACGGCAGCGGCAAGATTTGCGGTATGCTGCGCTGCGTCAAGGCGTATGGCATATTTTGTTGCTTCGGCACGCAGCTGGTTAACACTATCAGACAGATCAGCAGCCCTGGCAGAAATTTCAGCGGCTTTCTGTTGTGCATCTTTAACAGCCTCATCACGGGATATAGTTCGCCCCTGTTCAATTATTCGAGCAGCAAATTGGACATTTACCTCTTGAGATAATTCGGCAGCATCACGCTCCGCCCATTTTTTTTGCCATCCTCTGTCGCTCCAGACATTACCTACGACAAATCCTACCAACACGAGCAAAATCACCGTGAATATCTGATTCACTGTTCTATCCCCCAGCAGGTTAATGCACTCTCCTGGTCACGACGAATAACCTGACCGTAACAATTATTTGAACGAATGCGGCAATCACGTCCACCGTCCTTTATCCACCAGCGAATCGCCTCGCATGCGCCTTTACGATCACCGGCATTAAGCCGCTTATAAAACGTCGACGGAAAACACTTACCAGGGCCAATGTTATAGGGACAGAATGACGCGATACCGGCTTTCTGTGGCTCGGTCAGTGGAACTTTTATATTGCGCTCCACCCATGCCAGCGCCTTATCCCGCTCAATGGCGTTAACCTGGGCGCATTTTTCCTTCGACAGTTTCATTCCCGGAATAACAGGTTTTCCGTCCACCATCGTTGCTCCCCGACAGATGGTCCATATGCCGGAGCCATCGCGGTATGCAGTGGTGTGATTCCCCTCTTTTTCATCCAGAAACTGATCGAGAATGTCAGGGGCAGGAGCACTGGCGGCAATCAGTGCCAGAACAGCGGCCGACAGGCTGTATCTGATTTTTACGTTCATGGATATTTATCAGGATTTATCGGCTTCAAATCCCCGGATATGTTAAATCTTACCTCACCAGTGATGGGCACTGGCGGGAGGAGGATGTCAATCTGATAAACACAGAGGCGACTATGGATTACACAAATCTACCAAAACAAACTTTTGCTGATTTAATCGCACTCAGGCAAGCAGTCGTAGCTCTAATCAACTTGTTGCCGGAGAAGGAAAAGGAATTAGTTAAAGCGCTTCTTAACAGAACTGCCGCCGATTTTTCATCATATCCACTGACAGATGACCTTGCGGACCTTCCTGAATTAATTGCAGCGTCCGCCAATAAGCTTACTGAAGAGATTTACCCTCCTCAAAAATCTTCACAAAATTCCTGCGAGTAACTTCAATGCAATAATCGTAAAACGCCGCAAACTGCTCATCGCGGCGTTTTTTTTCATCTTCAGAAGGAATCAGCACCGACAATTTTTTATTCAGATCAGCGACGCTGCTCTCCAGTTTTTCAATGGGCGATTCAATATCATCTTTTTCTGACCGCAATGCCGTCGGTGGCGTCTTCAGAGAACCTGTAATTCTTCCCGGTAGCTTTCCTTTGTAGGTTATCCACACATTCTGCGCCTCTAAAATTACCGGGCGCTTTTCCGGCGACAGCTCATCTCCTTCACATAACCCGGCAGCAACATCCAGGAAGAACTGTCTGATGCTCCTTCTCGCTGCTGCCTCATAAAACTCCAGCGCGGCACCTTCAACACGGTCCAGCGAGATGTCCAGGTCAAAAATTTCACCGTCAAAGCGTTTTTTGTCCCGTAAGGCTACAGTTACCGCCACTTTATTCTCAAAATTGCGGACTCCTTTCACAACCAGTTCATAGTCTTGTGTCATTGGATTACTCTCTTCTCGCAACCTTACGCCTGTCTTCTTTAATCTTGAAATAAAGGTTTGTCAGATACGTCAGCAGGCCAAAAACCAGACTACCCAGCACACCGATTGCAGCCCACTGTGACGGAGTTACTTTATCGAGTAACTGCAATGCCCAGAAACCAGCATTACCAGCCGATGTGCCATAGGCGATACCTGTTGTTAACTTATCCATTGATTTCATATCCTCACCCCGATGTACACAGATGGTGCAATATGTTTGAAAAGATCGGAGTCTATGGGTTAGTTTTTATAGCAAACGTTGTTCTCAACGGCGCTAAAAAACAGACACATTAAAAATGTGGGTAATTATTTTAAATGAAAATCATATATTAAATAATAATACGAGATATGTTTTCATATTTAGTGTACTGTATACGGCTATTTATACAGGAAAAGCCTATGTCAGAACGTAAAGACTCAAAATCACGCCGTAATTATCTCGTTAAATGTTCCTGCCCAAACTGCACCCAAGAGTCAGAACACAGTTTTTCAAGAGTACAAAAAGGTGCCCTTTTGATCTGCCCTCATTGCAACAAAGTATTCCAGACAAATCTTAAAGCTGTAGCTTGATTGATTTTATTCGTAACAAGTATTTTTTATATTTTAATAACATATTTAAAGCAGATAATAAAAAACCCGCCTGAGCGGGTTTAATATTGTGGTGCTTTTTGTGGGAGTCATCCACTTACGCACTTTGTTTTGCTATGCCAGCAGTTAGCTTCTGCTGTAAAACTATTCATGCAGCAAACCTGCACTTCACCACAATGGTTAGCATACTTTTCCTGATTAAGTTATTGCCAAATATGCTGGCCATTGTTTCATGTATTGGACCTCCTTACTATTTATTAAAGAGATCCAATATTCACCACTCTGTCTGTATCTCCACTCAGGCATCAGCCTTCTTCGTTATCGTATACAGACAAACTATGAATTTTAATCAGTAATTATGACATTTGCTGCTGCAGGACCTTTAGCACCACTCTCTACAGAGAAGGTAACCTTTTGACCTTCAAATAAGGTTCGAAAATTATCATTCTGAATCGCAGAAAAATGCACAAACACATCTTTACTACCATCAACAGGAGAAATAAAGCCAAAACCTTTATCAGCGTTAAACCATTTTACTAAACCAGTCATTTTATTTGACATTCTACATTCCTTAACTTGAGCCTTTCGGCATAAATGGCTTGTATAACAGAAACGACTTCGTACTTAATTGGAGAGACTCAAAGAAGGAATAAGTGAATAACACCTGAAATGAGAACTGCTTTAGTAAACTACTTCGTATATCGTCTGTTCTTCAAACCGACGCAATCATTAACGCATAGTTGAACATATGAAGCAATGTTTATTTTAGACATCCAGCCATCTTCAACCCCATCAAAAAACTATAGCTTTCTTCAGGAAGGTGTGTATAGTGCGCCCAGTTATCAGTATTAAGGAATTTTTTTGTCCCGTAAAATGACAGGAATTGTCAAAACCTTTGACGGCAAAAGCGGCAAGGGTCTTATCACCCCATCCGATGGTCGTATCGATGTCCAGCTTCATGTTTCAGCGCTCAATCTCCGCGATGCAGAAGAAATTGCCACCGGATTACGCGTGGAATTTTGCCGGATAAATGGTCTGCGTGGCCCTTCAGCTGCCAATGTTTACCTTTCATGAGCTATATTAAAGCTTTAATTTCAGGCCCCATCGAATCAAACATGGAGAGTTTTCATGGATAACCCCGTCTGTCTTGATGACTGGTTGATTGGCTTTAAAAGCTTATGCTGTACTTTGACCGTAATAGCTCTGCTAATAATGTAATAAGCAGACTCATTGTATCTAGGGACATTGTACTGGAAGAAAACATTTTAAACATCAGGCAGAAAACAAAGTCACCCGATAAATAATAAGTAAACAAACATGAATCCCGAAATGAGATTCAACATCTCTATTACCCTATTTAAAGCACAAAAACCCGCTCATCAGCGGGTTTTCTACTTTTTCTTAACGTCGGGTATACAAAGCCCATTGTTGAAAACACTTTATCCATATTTTTTGAAAAATGCAAGCATTACGTCGCCATCTTCGGCGAAAATCATTTATCTCGTCACTTTTCTTAATTGCACCTCAGCATATGCTTCTTCCTGCCAGCACTTTGTAACCAGTTTATCAATGACATCTGCATATCCTGTGTACCACTGATAATCAGTCAGGGCTGGTACCAGCTTCTGGACATGACACCGCGCCAGTGTCGTTGGTAAACGACTAAACCGGTTTCCATTGCAACGCCCACAAATCTTATAAACAGGCGCGCCATGAAGCCGGGTCCTTTTTTCATCCAGGACAATACCTTTACCCTTACACCCTCTGCACGCTGTGCTGACTTCTCCCTTACCATGGCAATGCTGACATAGTTCCTTCACCCACTCTTCCTTGATAACAGATTCCCCGCTTCTGGAGTGTTTCACCACTTCGCGCAATACATTATGAAATCCAGTACCTGCACAATGCTCACAGCGAGCCTTACTTGCCGCAGACCTGGAATAATCAGCAAAGGCAAAATTCACAAGGTAAGGGATGATCTGTAACCGGATTTCTTCACTCAATTTATTCAATGTCGGGTTATCCAGTGCCATCGCGTAATTGAGCAGACCTTCAATCGCAAACTGAGGATCCTGAACACCAACTTTTGCCAGGAATAAGGCAAAACCCAGTGGTGCTTTCGACTGCACCATCCCCTGCGCAGCCATCACATCCGTAATCGTTAAACCACCCGAGCCTGTCGCCGGTGCGTCATCACTCAATTTTGGAGATTTTGGGGAGTAATATTTTGGTAAGGCTTCAAGGTTCATGCTCGTTCTCCACTTACGCCAGTACGCCTGTTGCCAGCGCACGATCGATAAAACGAAATATCAGCTCCAGCTGGGAGCCATACTTCTCTTCAAATGCCACGGTATCCGCATGCAGCTCGTCGTGATGCTTTCTGCACAAAGGCAACACAAAGAGGTCATGCGCTTTTGTTCCCATTCCACCCTGACCGTGACCTATCAGGTGGTGGGGATCATCAGCAGGCTTTCCACAACATGCACACGGCTGTGTCTTAACCCAGCGCGTGTACTTTTCATTAACCCAGCGGCGACGTTTTGGGCGTAACATAAAAGACTCCGGCGACTCCGGATCCACTTTCAGCGCCAGCACCTTTTTTGCCTTATCCTGGATGATGCTGGTGGCAGGAACCGAAGGCACAAGGTCACTTTCCCGGGTGACAGACGGCACAACAGGCTTTGGTAATCTCAGTGCCTTACGGGCTGCACTTTCCGGTAAGGCATCCGCCAGGTCATTACGAATCAGCCACCAGCACAGTTCCGGCATTGTCACAACGTGACTATCATCAAAACCGAGATCCCGACGCACAACAGACAACACCCAGCGGGCACAGTTATCCGTTGCCATTGATTCCAGCCGTTCCGTGAACTGATCGCGCAGCTGGTTATCGCAGTGCCAGCACAGACGGATTGCGCCCGTAGCGTGTCGCATTGTTGTCATATTCTCGCTGTGCCAGTCGGAATGAGGCCACTGGCAGCCTTTTTCACGAAGTAACCAGCTTTCAAGACATTCCACGCCACCAGCACGACGGATCACTGCCTCATTGCGGAACACGGCCCGAACGGCAGGATCATCCGCCAGCGGTTGTGATGCCGCCGGAACGGCACCACTGGCGAAAGATGAATAACGTTCCGGCTCAGGCTCCAGCAGGACACGCCCCTGCATAAACAAGGGCATCAGCTCTGAACCTGGTCTGAACAATACGATCCCCATACGCGGGGCAATTTCAGGGGTCAGTAGTGCTCTCACGGTCACCTCAATGAACGGTATCGAGCAGCTTTAACAGCTCAGGGAATCGGGATTCGAAGAAATGCGGCTGCGTCTCGCGCGGATTTGCAGGACTGGTGATGTTCTTGCCGAACATGCAGCCTTTCGCGGTCAGCGACCAGAATTTTTTGATGTTGTTAATCGCGGTACGACTGTATCGTTCGCGTTGTTCAACGATCCCCAGCTTCGCCATCTGGTGATATGCCTGATTAGCCGTCAGGCGGATACCATACTGCTTCAGCAGTGCACTCAGCGACAGCGTAGGGCGGCTTGAACCATCTGGCGCATCAGCAGGTGCATCAATGGCATAGATCGGCATAAGTTCAGGAAGACCAGCTACCTTTGATAATTTCTGGTATGCACCAAGTTTCGAGGAGTTTGACAGATTTAGAGTCTTTGCTGCTGATTCAAGCAGAATGACCCCGGATTTAATTTTGTCGGATGTGGTTTCTTCTGGTGATGAATTATGAAGCGCATCAAAAGTACGTATCACTTTTAAGCTGAATGCCGGGCTGATCCACATTGCATATGCATAGACCAGCTCTTTACAGACATACGTCCCACCATTGCGCCCCTGAATGGTGATGACAGGAATACTACGGGAATCTCCCGTAGTTTCTTCTTCCAATAATTCCACAAGAGCCTTCGTTTCAGGACGACGCATAAACTCGTGAACTTCCAGCGAACGGGAGGAGCGATTCTCACCAGCGGCAAGAAGAGCAGCTTTCTGAAGGTCGTTAAGACAGTAGTTAGATTCGAAGTACTGGCGCACAGAAACGCCATCAATTACAAGCAACTGATTCATTGGTTTCTCCACAAATTTTTATCCACGAGCGGGACTGCACTCCCTTTTCGTTGATGCAGGATGAACTTACTGCGATTTTTAATAGTTATCAAGGATACACTGTTCATAAATACAGTATCTTTAACGAGGTAATACCCAAATTTAGGGTGTTGCTCAATTCCGTTACCGAGTTGCTAATTTGCAACTCGCTTTTTCGTACTTACTGATAGTGATCTCGACCTTCCCCTCCGGGATAACCGGTCCCCACTCCACCAGCATTCTTTTCACCTGACTGTCGTCTTCCCACACCCCCGCGTGGGTCAGGGCGTCAAACAGCGCCTTGTTATAGTTGTCCAGATCGCGGATCCGGTTATCCGGAGGAAACAACACGATCTCCACTGAAGCAGGTGCCGACGTTGGTTTCGGCAGACGACGTAACTGCTCAACTATTGCTGCACACGCCGCGCTCTGGAATTTTCGCCCCGCCGCGCTTATCAGGCTCTTACCAGCAAACGCCCCTTTGTTGGGGTGTCGCCAGTACGTGTTCACGCTGGGCGGAAAAGGCAGGATCAGCTTCATACTTTCAGGCCTCTCTCATGTAACCAATGGGCTGCACGCAGCCTGGCGTTTTCCTCACCGGCAAGCAGTGAGCGGATAATCCCGACCGCCTCGCTGTCGTCGTCCTTCACCACGGTATGAAGCGTGATCCCCCGGGCCACACCACGCTTTATCGTGATGACGCCTTTTTTCTCCAGTGCGCGAAGATGCTCCACCGCTGCATTCACTGAACGGTATCCCAGCATGGTTGCCACCTCCTGATTGGTTGGCGGGAAGCCACGTTCTTTCTGATAAGAAATCAGCATATCCAGCACCTGCTGCTGGCATTGAGTTAACGTCGTCATGCCGCCATCTCCCTGACCAGTTTTTCCGCCTGCTGGCGAACCTGCGCCAGAAACACCTCACCACATGCCTCAAGTTCATCGCGCCCGATGTAGCTGATTGCCGGTCCCTTCCAGGTCTTGTCGAAAACAGCAATAGCACCAGCGAAGAAAGCGCCTGTCGGCACCTGCTTCTCATCCTTCGGGATAAACCAGGCAGGCAGTTCAAAACCAATACGCCCGCGAATAAAAGCAATATGATCTGCATCTTCCGGCCACCACACTTCGCTGGTGGCAGCTTTGATCAGGAAAACATAGCGCCCGCCTTTATCACGCATGGCACTGGCATGCTTCATGATGTAACGCATGCCGGTGATGTATTGCCCCTCATGCTGACTGGCGCGGCTGTATGGGGGATTACCAAAGGCAGCACCTTTAAGCTCCGCAAGACGTTCTGACCAGTCATGCGCCAGCGCGTTGTCTTCCGCCGTGTAATACGCGGCACATTTGGCGTTATCACCGTCAGTGAACAGATCCAGAACAAACGGACCAAACAGGGTGTTAATTCCCCAGAAAATGTTATCCGGCGTGCGCCACTGATCGCCCACGTCCTTCAGTTCATGGGCTGGTTTGTTCCGCAGTTCCACCAGCGCCCGGCAATATTTATTACTCATTAAGCCCCCACGTAATTCCCTGACAGATACCACTCTTCACCCGATGCAGCGCGCTTGCTGCTTTTCCGTAAGCACCGCTCACGACGTGCCAGAAAATTGTTTCGTTCTGGCTGGGAGTGGCTTTCACGGAATGCCGCCATCCACACGGTTGCAGCACGACGGTATAAGCCCCTTGACTCCAGTTCTTCAGCCTGGCGGGTCAGGCACAAAATCACCCGTGGATCGTTAGTGCCGACATAGAAATTGCGCACAGGTCTGGTTTCACGAACTGGTTGTGGTTCCGGCTCCTGCGCTCTCTCAGTCAGGCGCGGGAAATGTCTGCGTGTATCTCCTTCACAACGGTGAGCCACACGCCCACTCTGACGTAACTTGCTTGCTGACTGCAGAACGCGCTGCCGTGAGTAACCTGCAAAAGCATCCGCAATGTCTCCGGAAGTACACCCCGGATGGGCTTCAATGAATTTCTGAACTTCATTCAAAAGACTCATAATCACCCCCTGAATCCTGCCGGGATCTGGCTGTAGTCCACGTTGTCGTAACTGGCTTTGAAGTACGGGTCTTCACGTTTTTCTGTGTGCGTGCTGACGGACGGCGATAAGCGCAGGGAAAGCTCATCCCATTTTTCCCGCAACTTCGACGGGCTGAGCACGTTACGGCACCAGAACGGATCGCGGCTGACGCGGCTGTACATCTCGCAGATTTGTTTGTGAGTACGACCATCCTGCACACACATCAGGCGAATTTCGTTTGCCCAGGCTGTCCAGTTAGGTTCTTTGGGACGAACCACCTCGCCGTCACATTCGGCGGCCTGCTCGTACAGGGCGATGATTTTTTTCCAGAGCCACTGTGCGCAGGTCAAATCATCCTGCGTCCCCCACTGGCGCTTTTTAGGGCTGAATACAACCGCATCAGGATGGCGAGTTAAAAAATCCTGTTCATCCGTCTGCGTGTCCGGTTGCGAAGCGTCCGGACGAGAAGGTTTTTTATCTGACGGATCATGTTTTGATTTTACTGACGGATCCCCGACAGATTCTGACGGGTGAAAACCCGCTTTTTTGCCAGATTTCGACGCATCAAATTTTGACGGGTCAGATTTTGATGCGTCAGATTTTGACGGGTCAGAATCTGACAGTTGAGAAAATGCCGCTGCCTGAAGCTTCGCAACGTTAAGCTGATAAACATTCGACGCATTGCGGTTACCCTGGCGACGCGCCTTACGCGTTAACCAGCCTTCTGCTTCCAGCCGTGCGATAGCCGTTCTGACGGTACTCATCCCCGCGCCAATCTGACGGGCAATGGTTTCAATTGATGGCCAGCACACACCTTCGTCATTACTGAAATCAGCCAGGCGGGCCATAATTGCCACGCTGGATAACTTCATGCCTGACGCAGCGCAACCATCCCATACATAGCCGGTTAATTTAGTGCTCATGACCGACCTCTATTTCCCTGAATTTACGACGAAACTGTTCGAGCGGACTGAAGCATTCATGCTCATAGCCTTCGCGGAGGTAGATAACCCGTTGTGTTTCCGGCTCCCAACGAATGACTCTGACGGGTACTCCGTAGTGATCTTTGAACCAGCGGTTAATTTGACGCAAAGGACTGTCTCCTTCTGCCGGTTGAAATCACCCACAGCCCACTCTGCAAAGCTGTGGGTTACAATTTCCCTGTCACCTGGTACATTCACTGCATAGCAATACTCCACCTTCGCTTTTCCACCCGGTACAGGAAGCGCAATCAGTTGCGAGCGACGGTAGGGTGTTGTTAAACTGTTCATGCGTTAGTTTCTCCACAATTAGAAGCAATCGACGCCACGACGCCCGGAGCTGCACACTCGCGGGCGTCATTACTTTCTGAAATGCAAAAGATTTTGTAGACCAGTGCTGCATGCTCCTGCAGCTTCGAAATTGACAGGTACAGTTCGTCGTTAATTGCTGCCTGCTCGTGTGGTTCCACCACCCCGTCTTCAATTGCTGAACGAATCTGTTTTGAATAACTGCCGATCTGTTCAATGACCTCCAGCAGGCGTTGGTTTATATCGGCGTTCTCTACTTCCTCAATTTCAGGAAGCGATACAAACACCCCACCAGCAGACTGTGCGACTGCATCCGCAATGTGGTGAGTGCCAGCAGCACGCTGTAAAACCATTGCCCATCCCAGCGGGAAAATCTGATCGCCATCGGCACGAAGGCGGTTAAATAATGCGTTCTCTGTTACATCCAGCCAGTCAGCAGCTTCAGCGTAACCCCCCGGCAATGCCGCGATAGTTTTTCTGACAGCTTTCACGTACCACTCAGGCTGTTTTTCTACTTTCCAGTGATGCTTACCCACGGTTAGCCTCATCGTTCTGTGGTTTCTGTTAATCGATTTATCCATTAGATTTTTCATAAAGCTCAGGTTTAAATGGCAACCGTCCGCAAGTTCTATATGCAGCTTCTGCTGCACGTCCTTTTGGAATTAACTGGCCCGGACGGTTTCGCCACTGATAAACGGCTTCAGTTGTTATGCCGAAAAAAGCAGCAACTTTCTCAATACTGCCGAAGTAGCTTTCGATATCGTCAGTTGTCATACGCCCTCCAAACTAAGTTTTATTAGATGCTAATTACAAATCTATCTTTGGTCAATAAAAACTAAGATTACTTAGCAATTCAAGAAATGGTGCTCCTATGGAAACGGTTGGTCAGCGTATAAAAGCTCTGAGAAGAGTTACCAGAACGTCCCAGAAAGAATTGGGTAAATTTTGTGGAGTAAGCGACGTTGCTGTGGGGTACTGGGAGAAAGACATCAATACCCCTGGTGGGGAGGCACTTTCGAAATTAGCGAAGTTCTTCAATACGTCAATAGATTACATTCTTTATGGTGCTGAGTTTGAAGGCAAACTCGTCACAAACATGCGCAGAGTTCCTGTAATATCGTGGGTTCAGGCTGGGCAGTTTACTGAGTGCAGGGCAGCAGAAGTGTTTAGTGAAGTGGACAAGTGGGTAGATACATCATTAAAGATTGGTGATAACTCATTTGCATTAGAGGTTAAAGGTGACTCCATGACTAACCCTAATGGCCTCCCAACAATACCAGAAGGCGCAACAGTGATTGTAGATCCAGATGCAGAACCTCGTCATGGAAAAATAGTCATCGCTCGACTTGATGGAACAAACGAAGCTACAGTAAAAAAATTAGTCATCGATGGCCCTCAAAAGTTTTTAGTGCCATTAAATCCTCGGTATCCCAACATCCCTATCAATGGTAATTGCCTTATCATTGGTGTAGTCAAAGGAGTTCAATACGAACTCTAAGACCTCTCTTCTCTAACTAAGGCACCGAACTAAGAAAAGTTTGGTGTTTTCTCTTGCTATAATAACTAAGTTAAGTTAGATTTTATATCAAAGATAACGAACAGGCAGGACGCCCACGAAGTAGCCGCCGGTGGCGTATGAATGACCGGATGATTCGTTAGCAACAAAAAAAGCGCCCTATAGGACGCTTCGCTCTTTAACAATCCTGGTATCCCCGTAACAAAAGAGGGTTCTATGGTCATATTCTGTGCTTACGTTCATCCTAATGGATTTTTTATCAGCACCAACCAACAAGACGAATTCTGGATTCTACTTAGTAAGCAGGTCGGATGGGGACGATTCTGTCTAATCCGACCAGAATCAGAATTTACAGAGAATGGAGGGCTTTTTGAATTACGTGAAATACGTCCGGCAGATGGTCAAGCCCCTGACCAAGTAATCGAATCGTCAGCTGTTTTATGGCGTCGGCAGGAAGCGTTCGAAGCTGAGAGAGTAATTTCTTCTTATCTTCAGTCGTGGCAGAAGTAGAACTATTGATGATACGTTCAAGTTCACAGAGAGTCTCATCATGCAATCTTATTGTCATAATCCCAAGAATAGCTTTAAGACCTCCATCATCACGAATGAAATCAATTCCATCTTTAGTAATTCTTAATTCAGGAATATTTATATTTATGCCATCCAAGTAATAATCAAGAGCATTCTTAATCAAGCCATGTTCTTCGAGATAAATTAAGTTCGAAATTAGGACATTATCATCTCCAAATGCGTCACGAACAGACTGCAACGCATCATCAGAAATTTCATAAGGATGAGCATCATACAGTATTTGTAACAACTGCCTTTGTGCACTTCTATCAAATTTGTCCATCTTAAATAATCACCATGTTATTGGGGTTATCAAGATTAACCGAATCCTTGTTGTTGGGGAATAACCAGGTCCACCTCGCCTGATGTGGCTAAAAGCAGGCACATAACAGCTAAGTATTTTCAACCAGAGAGAATCCTTAGCGTTGTGGTGAATGCGGCTCAGCGCACGCGGGTTAAGGTTGAGGCTGACAGTCGACCTTCTGTGGATACCCACCCGCCTGGTGTGCAACCTTCGCCAGGCACCGGGAGGCACCCGGCACCACAACAGCCACTGCTTTGGCGGTACCAGTTTGTACACTTGCTTCCGGCTGGTACCGCTCTTTTTACAAAACAGAGAAGAGCATCACCGGACGACGGGCTCATAACCCAATCCACCCGGGCGGCTGCCACCGCAGGTGTTCTTCTCTGTTTTGTGGAGAAACCAACCGACCTTGCAGGGTCGATATGATGAGGAGCAGCAAAATGGCTAGCGAACGCAGTACTGATGTGCAGGCATTTATCGGGGAGCTGGACGGCGGCGTATTTGAAACCAAAATCGGCGCAGTTCTCAGTGAAGTCGCTTCCGGTGTGATGAACACGAAAACCAAAGGGAAGGTCTCACTCAATCTGGAAATCGAACCGTTTGATGAGAACCGTGTGAAAATCAAACACAAACTCTCATATGTTCGCCCGACTAACCGCGGGAAAATTTCCGAAGAAGACACCACCGAAACGCCGATGTATGTCAATCGCGGTGGTCGCCTGACTATTCTGCAGGAAGACCAGGGACAATTACTGACTCTTGCCGGTGAACCTGACGGAAAACTCCGCGCAGCAGGTCATTAATATCGTTTTTAATTAACTGATTATTTATCTCATCACTGAATATTTTTATATAGTGAGGACTTATTATGTCTCAGAACTTAGACGCAACCGCAATTAATCAAATCCATGCCCTTATTTCTGCTCAGGGTGTTAATGAAATTATCAGTAAGATTGGTGCCGATGCTGTGGCATTGCCTGAGAATTTCCGCATTCATGATCTGGAAAAATTTAATTTAAATCGTTTCCGTTTCCGTGGTGCGCTTTCCACTGCCAGCATCGATGACTTTACCCGTTATTCTAAAGATCTTGCAGATGAAGGCACCCGCTGCTTTATCGATGCCGATAATATGCGTGCCGTCAGTGTGCTTAACCTGGGTACTATTGATGAACCAGGTCACGCAGATAACACCGCCACTCTCAAACTGAAAAAGACAGCACCGTTCTCTGCTCTGTTGTATGTTAATGGCGAGCGTAACTCCCAGAAATCACTGGCAGAATGGATTGAAGACTGGGCCGACTACCTTGTGGGCTTTGATGCTAATGGTGACACCATTCAGGCAACAAAAGCGGCTGCGGCGGTCCGTAAAATCACGATTGAAGCAAACCAGACTGCTGATTTTGAAGATAATGACTTCAGCGGCAAACGCTCCCTGATGGAGTCTGTCGAAGCGAAGACCAAAGACATTATGCCAGTGGCATTTGAGTTTAAATGCGTTCCGTTTGAAGGTCTGAAAGAACGTCCGTTTAAATTACGCCTCAGCATTATCACTGGCGATCGTCCGGTACTGGTTCTGCGCATTATTCAGCTGGAAGCGGTGCAGGAAGATATGGCTAACGAATTTCGTGATCTGCTTGTTGAGAAATTCAAGGACAGCAAAGTAGAAACCTTTATTGGGACTTTCACCGCCTGATTTCATTACTGCAAATGCCCCTGCGGGGGCATTTATGGAAACATAATTGACTCAATAATCGCCTGATGGCGAGGGTTTTCTTTAACCAAAATTCAGCGCGGTGCAGCGCATATACGTGGAGAACAAAATGTCATTTATTAAAACTTTTTCCGGGAAGCATTTTTATTATGACAAGATAAATAAAGACGACATCGTGATTAACGATATCGCGGTTTCCCTTTCAAATATCTGTCGCTTTGCAGGACATCTTTCACACTTCTACAGTGTCGCCCAGCATGCAGTGCTTTGCAGCCAACTGGTGCCGCAGGAATTTGCTTTTGAAGCGTTAATGCATGATGCAACAGAAGCGTATTGCCAGGACATCCCCGCACCACTGAAACGACTTCTTCCTGACTATAAACGGATGGAAGAAAAAATAGACGCCGTAATCCGTGAGAAATACGGGTTACCTCCTGTTATGAGCACGCCAGTGAAATATGCCGATCTCATTATGCTGGCAACCGAACGCCGCGATCTCGGACTTGATGATGGCTCTTTCTGGCCTGTATTGGAAGGTATCCCGGCAACAGAGATGTTCAAAGTTATTCCACTGTCGCCAGGTCATGCCTACGGGATGTTTATGGAACGTTTTAACGAGTTATCGGAGTTACGCAAATGCGCATGAATGTTTTCGAAATGGAAGGGTTTCTTCGCGGGAAATGTGTACCGCGAGATCTGAAAGTGAACGAAACAAATGCTGAGTACCTGGTACGTAAATTCGACGCGCTTGAAGCTAAATGTGCGGCACTGGAAAACAAAATAATACCAGTGTCAGCTGAATTGCCACCTGCAAATGAAAGTGTTCTGTTATTTGATGCTAACGGAGAAGGCTGGCTGATTGGCTGGCGTTCTCTCTGGTACACCTGGGGACAAAAGGAAACCGGAGAATGGCAGTGGACATTTCAGGTCGGGGATCTTGAAAACGTCAATATCACTCACTGGGCAGTAATACCAAAGGCACCGGAGGCAGGGGCATAATGACCACATTTACCGACAAAGAACTGATTAAAGAAATCAAAGAGCGTATAGGCAGTCTGGATGTGCGAGACAATATTGAGCGCCGTGCTTATGAAATTGCTTTGGTATCGCTGGAAGCAGAACCGGTGGCATGGCTGCATTCAGACAATGGCTTAGGTATTCCGGCAATAACACGGAGTAAAAACATTGCTGACAGTTGGTTATCAAAGGGCTGGTATGTTCAGCCGCTATATATAGCCAAGCCAGTGCCGGTGGTGCCAGATGTTCGTCCATCTTTAAATAATGGCATAGTCGGTTTTGATGAAGGCTGGAACGCCTGCCGCGCCGCCATGCTTCATGGTGCCGAACCTGTAAGCCAAACTTACAAGTTGAACGAGCTGTCGGGCAACTCTCCGGTAACTCCGGATGGTTGGATAAGCTGTAGTGAGCGAATGCCGAACGATAAACAGTATGTTTGGTGTTGGGGGAAGTCTTACGGCTGGACTGAGTGCGATACCTTCGAAGGGTATTACGATTGGTCGAGAAACAAATGGTGGGCAATTACTGACGATGGGGAAGAACCGGCATCGAAAGTAACCCACTGGATGACGCTACCGGAGCCACCGCAGGAGGTGAAGTAATGAACAACTTAATGACAACTAAACAAGTCGCCGACTTCTGTGGCGTTTCAGTATCGACCGTTCTTCGCTGGAACAGTGTAAACAGGAGAACTGGCCAGAAATACAGGCCAGACTTTCCAGATCCTGATATTAAATCCTGCCCAAATAAATGGGCATCACGTAAGATTTACAAATTTGCCGGAGTTATTGAGGAATGTGAAGCAGCTCAGATTGAGATGACACATCCTATAGCACATAGCCAAACATAGCAATCAGACTGTCCGCTTTGTGTTGAAGCGGACATTGCCGCAGCGACTTGTCTTAGCCATAAATAACCAAAACGATGCGCTGTTCATATAAAGTTCTTTTAAACTTCAAATCAGTAATTTTTGTCTAAATCTTTTCAAACTCATAAAAACCAGTAAGATAAGAAATCACCTTTACCTGTTTTTATGAGAGGCATAAATGATTGATAATGAAGTTAAAATTTTTGCAAAAGAAAAAGAAAAAATGCTGTGCAGCAAACTTTCTTTTTACAGGGAGCATGCTCAATCGAGTGAAGATACAAGAAAAAGAAACGAATTTGAACGAGACTATGCGCGTATTCTTTATTCCTCTTCGTTCCGCCGGTTACAGGGAAAAATGCAGCTCTTTGAAGTCGATCCTCAAAAATTTAACCGTAATAGACTGACTCATAGCCTAGAAGTTGCCCAGATAGCCCGAAGCATCGCATCCGAACTAGAACTTGAACATCCTGTTGTAGCAGAACTGGCTGCACTTGCTCACGATATTGGCAACCCTCCGTTTGGTCATTCCGGTGAAAAAAAGCTAAACGATATTGCTAATGATTTCGGCGGCTACGAAGGCAATGCGCAGGCACTTAGAATACTCAGAAGTCTCGAGATAAAGCATCCAAATTGCCCCGGTCTCAACCTTACCCACCGTGCCATTCTCTCCGTCGTTAAATATCCTTATAAAAAGGAAAACGGCAGAAAAAAATATCTTTATAATGATGACTATAAATACTACACAGAATTGGTAAATAGATATGAATTAGATTTGCAGACTGGCGAGAAGACCATTGATGCACAGATAATGGATCTGTCAGACGAAATTGCATATGCCGCGCATGACCTTGAAGATGCACTAAGCCGTAGCATGGTCAGTATTGAAGATATTTTTTATGAGTTTGGGATATCCAAGTACAAAGACTCAATTGATTTATTAAATACAATCATTGAAAAATCTAAATATACAGCTTCGAGAGCATCAAGACTCAATTCATCTGAAGAGTTCGCCATAATATTCAGAAAGGAATTGACATCCAATATTGTTAATGCGCTTGTTAATGATATTACTGTTATTCAAAGTGAAAATGGATTCAAGCAACTTGGATTTAGCACTACAAAAAATCTGTCTGCAGGCCTTAAAGATATCGTATTTAAAGTCATCATGCGAAAAAGAGATATTAAAAGTTATGAGCACAAAGGAAACATTATCATCGAAGATTTATTTAATTTTTATAATGATAGAGATAACATAGAATTCATATCCCCTCAATTGTATAGAACGCTCCCAAATAAAATAGAGCCTATTTATCAAGAACTTAAAAAACGTGCAATTGTCGACTACATCTCTGGAATGATGGATACATTTGCCATCCGCGAGTGGGAAACGCATCACAAAAAATAACCAAACTGGCGCACATCAACAACAGATTCAGTGCCACTCTTCCCATGGGACAGAACAGTGATTCTGTCCATTATCACCCGATTATACAGATAAGCCACATCTAGTAGTTCTGAGCTAGCATTTTCCACATTGATTACGCTTCCGTGCACATCGTTATTTTTAACCAAAAAGAAAGGACATACGCAAAAATAATATCAAGTAACGGAGTGTGTTAAATCGTAACCAATCATCTTTACTTTACATTTCGTAACTTAAACCGTACGTTTTCTAAACATTAAATATACACTTTGCGCTGTAAGTTATATCTCTCCGTTAAGCTCACTGCTCAACGCCAATAGTCATATTTTATTGCGTTCTGGCTGCGCAAATTGTCAACTGGAATCTGAACTAGGACAAGTAACGAGCGATTCAACCCTCTCCCACCATACCTGGTAGGCTTTACGCTGTTCTTCTAGATAATCGCTCTTGTCATAAACCTGCCATACCCCTGGCAGTTTATGACCAAGCATAATTTCTGCAATATGAGGCGCAGTAAGATCAGAAAAGTTTGTTCGTGCTGTTCGCCTCAAATCATGAAGAGACCAATGAGGGAATTGATACCCCAAACGTCGCCATGCGAACTGCATTAAATTGTAAGGCAGCGACTGCAATGATGTCCGACCAACTGGCTCCCTGCTTCCTTCCTTAGTAAAAAGCATATCGGAACCGTTGTTCATAGAGATAACGTATTTTATAAGCTCTTCAACCGGTTCAATAATGGGCCGCTTTAGTGGTTCGCCTGTTATCTCCCCTGTCTTATGTCGTTCTGGCGGTACAGTCCATACCTTATTAATGAAATCAAAATCGTCCACCCTGGCGGTAATTAGCTCTGAACTACGGCAGCCAAAATGCAGCAATAGTTTAATGAAGGCCCGGTATTTAGGAACCATTCGAGAACCATCGATCGCAGCATAAAGGATTTTAATTTCATCATGTGTCAGAAACCGTTTCTTCTGACCTTTACGGATATCCATATCTTTACCCGTGATATCCGACAGCGGGCGAGTTTCAATGAGCTTTCTCTTATACGCCCAGACATGGGCCTGCTTTGCGTTAATTAGTAATCGGTCTGCTATTGCTGGAGCCTTAGTGCTAAGAGGCTCCAGGACTTCTAACCAATCATGCAATGTAGCTGCATCGTGAGGGATATTCCCGATTTTAGAGAACAGGTGCAGCTCAAACGAGCGGAGTATCTGTTCAGAGCCTTTTTTATTTTTTACACAATATGCTTCATACCAGGCACGGATCACAGACTCTACCGTCATGGCTTCAGTAGCTTTTCGTTTTTCAGCCTGCTTGACCAATCGTGGATTACGGTTTGACTCGAGTTCACCACGGAGACGGATAACTTCTTCTCTGGCCTCTTTTAATCCAGTTGCCGGGTAAGTTCCGATATCAAGACGCTCACCTTTCCCTGCCCATTGATAACGATATTGGAACACTACGCGACCTTTCGGTGATACTCTGACAGACAGACCATCACGATCGGATTTAACCAAAACCTTATCACGTTCCTTTCCAACGACTGAACGCAACCACGCATCAGACAGCGCCAT